AATACTCTGCAAAGAACTGGTGCTTTGGTTAGCCAAGGTGCGACTACATTAGCTACTGGTACTACCGCACTTTTAACTCAATTTGCGGATTTAAGTTCTATTTTGACAGGTTCTGTTGCAATTACTTCAATGGTTGCAAGTGGTACTGCGCCAACTGTGACTGTTACTGTAACTACAACTACACCACATGGAATTCCTACTGGTGACACTATTTTGGGAATTATCGCTGGTGTTACTCCATCTGGATACAACGGCACTTTCCAAATTACCTCAACTGGTACTAATACCTTTACTTATCCATTGACAATCAATCCAAGTGTTGTAACTTCACAAGGTGTTTTTACCAATGAATCAGTACAAGATTTGGTCGCTATGGCAACTACTTATTTTGCACAAGGTTCAGCCAATGCAATTTATGTTCTTGAATTGGGAGCAGGTACAGGCGCACAAGGTGTTACATCATTAAATAACTATATCATTGCCAATCCATTGGAATTTTATGGATATTGTGTAACTACAGAAATGTCTACTGATTCTTCATTTTTAGCATTTGCCAAAAATTATGAATCTACAACTTCTCAAGTTTATTTTTGGGTGACTGAATCCATTAATTCTTATGGTGTGTTCAAAAATGTCAAATCTGTAATTTCAATGTGTCAAGATGTTAATGCTCCTGTTACAGAATGGTCTGTAGCAGCCATGATGTATAATGCGTTGAATTACAACCCAAGCGATACTAATAAAGTTGCTCCAATGGCTTTCCAATATATTGTTGGAGTAACTCCTTTTAGTGGTACTAATGCACAAGCACAATTGTTAAAAACTGCCAATGTAAATTATGTTGGTACAGGTGCTGAAGGTGGCATTAGTAATACTTTAGTTCTTTGGGGTGTTAATGCTGATGGTCAAGACTATACATACTGGTATTCAGTAGATTGGGTTCAGATCAACATTAATTTGTTTATCTCCAATGCAATCATTAATGGTTCTAATAACCCAATTAATCCTTTGTATTACAACCAAGCTGGTATTAACCGATTACAAAAAGTATCTCAGGGTGTAATGAACTCAGGTATTGCCTATGGTCTAGTGCTTGCGCCTGTGACTGTAAATGCAGTTCCATTTACTACTTATGTAGCAGATAACCCAAGTGACTATGCAATTGGTAAATATGCAGGTCTTTCAGTATCTTACACACCAGCTAGAGGCTTCATACAGATCATATTTAATGTGAATGTATCTAGCTTTGCTTTGGTATAAAGGAATAAATCATGGCAGCCCCATTAATTCAACAAGGCACTCTTAATAGATTAAGAGGATCGGTAGTCTACTCTACCAATGCAACACTCAATGTAACAGCCCCATATTTGGCTAGGGAAGCTATCAGTATCGCTTTTGAAGGCGATGCAGGTATGCTCATCCCAACCTTAACTGGTGGTGTTACTTCTCCAGAACCCTATCAAATGGCAACTGTAACCATTAATTTGCTTAAAAGTCAGGCATTAGCTAATGCTTATAAAACGCAAATTGAAACCAATGTGAATGTAGGTGATATATCGGTTATCGCTGATTCGGCAACTTTGTCGGATTATCAAATCGGTAATTGTGTTCTCAAAGGTGTTCGGGATGTTACTTATGATGGAAATGTACCAGGTTTTGTAGTCACATTAACTGGTATATATCAAGTTAACGCAGCACTTTGGAGTCTATAACTAGATGAAAATTAATCGAGCCTTGAACTTAGTAATTCCGATTGAATCGGAAAAAGGACAGCTATATGTTCACAGCACACCAATCTCAAGAGATATTTTTGAGCAATATTTTTTGGTAATTTCCAAAACTTTTGCTGCAATCTTTTCTCAGGGGCTTGGTGCGATTTGCGGATCAAGAGTAGCCTATCTTATGCTTAAACAAGTATCAGAAGATATGGGTATTTGGAATGGAGTTTCTGGGGTCAGGGCTGGATTAGTAAATGAAATAGTTAGACTTTCAAATGTATTAATGCCATCCGATAAAGGCTGGAAAAGTATTCCTCTTTACACCGCTATTGAAAAAGGTGATTTAGATAGCGAAACAATTGCAGAAATCGAAGGCGAACTCATTTTTTTTACCTGTGTGTCTATGATAAACAAGAAGAATCAGGTACAGGGGATCATGGACACAGTCAATGGCTTATGGGGATCGCTAACAACATCATTAAATTCTATGGAGTACATGAATTCCTTGATGACATCGACAGAGGTCGAGAGTTCTGGAGAGATGGAGAGCACCTCGTCTCTGCCTGTTTAGATTATGTAGCTGGTGAAGGATTTTCCAAGTTTTTTGAGGACATTAATATAGAATATAAGTCAAGCGCACATGAGTTTCGCCAAAGACATATTTTAAGGGCATTAGAAAGAAGCAATGGCTACTAAAAGCGTAATTGACATTGATATTAATGATGAGAAATTCAGAGAGTTTCAAAAACTCTTTGAAAAGTATCAGCAATCCCTTGGCAAAATGCCTAATCAATGGGGAAAAATTAATAAAGAAGTAAGTTCTTTGCAAGGAAATTTTAATCGAGTGCAACACGCACTTGATACTATTGCTAGTCGATTAGACAAAAATTACAAGACTTTACAAAATACAGACCAAGTAGTTAATAAGACTGAAAAGCATTTTCAAAATATTGGGAAAACTGCTGCATCTATTAGTAAAAATATTGCATCAACTACTTTTAATCTTTTAAAGTGGGGTAGTGTTAGTACCGCTTTTGGTCTATTAGGGGCTGCTGGTGGTCTATTTGGAATTGGATCATTAGCTGGTGGCGCAAATGATATTAGAAGGCAATCTCAAGGTTTAGGTGTATCCGCAGGTGAATTAAAATCTGCTCAAATCAATTTTCAAAGAGTTGCAGATGTTAATTCAGTTTTGGGTAATTTGGCAACAGCGCAGACTGATATTCAAAAACAATGGGCTTTTCAAGCTGCTGGAGTTAACGCAAATCAAAATGTAGCCCAATTATTGCCTCAATTGCTTAGAAAGGCTGGAGAAGTCTATAAAGCTGGTTCAACAGCTACAGCGCAACAAAGATTAGATGTAAGCGGTTTATCTGCCTTGGGTATTGATGTTGAAACTGCTCGAAGAATGGCATCTTTAAGAAAAGATGAAATTGACAATATTGAGAAAAAATACAATGCTGATACTAAATCTTTAGCTTTAACTGATGCTTTATTACTAAGATGGCAAGATTTAGATGTTCAGCTTACTAGATCAAAAACAAAAATTGAAAATGTATTTCTTACTGGTCTTGAAAGTCTAGTTAAACCTTTAGATGAGCTATCTGATTCATTTTCTGATGCTGTAAAAGCATTTTTGGAAAGCCCAAAACTTAAAGAATGGATTGGGGATGTTGGCAAAAAACTAGAAGAATTTGCTGGTTATCTAAAAAAAGATGAATTTAAGCAAGATGTCCAAGATTGGTTATCTATGCTTAATGACCTTAAAGATGAATTTTCTGGTCTTTTAGTATTATTAAAACCCTTTGCTTTGCTTGCTCCTACAAATATACAAAGAGGATATGAAGCTGCTGCAAAAGGGGATATGTTTGAAGCATCTAGAAGATTGCCAGCAGGTGATTTTGCTAATCTTTTGCTTGCACAATCAAATCCACAATTAAAAGGTGTTAATCCTCAACTAGCAGCGACATTGATTTCTGCTGGTTTAGGCGGTGAAATAAATAGTGGTTTTAGAACTGAAAAAGAAGAAGCTGCTTTAAGACATCATATTGACCCTAAAACTGGTAAATGGGTTACTAAAGATGGTTTGCCTGTTACTCAGCCAGGAGAAACTAGCCATCATACTCTTGGTACTGCGGTTGATATTAATAATGCAAGAAAATATTCAGATGAATATTTGGCTCAATATGGTTTGTATAGACCTTTAGGCTCTAAAGACCCTGGTCATATTGAATTAAAAAATATGTTGGAAAATCAATCTTCCAACAATAAAGGTTCAGGAGTGCCACAATCTTCAAGTGCTCCTGCTGGTAATTATGCTGGAAATTTAGGATCACTTAATTGGAATCCAACCCCAATTTCTTTAAGCGTTAATACTACTAAAATACCAGGTCAAGACACCAATGTTGATATATTAAAAGCTGGTGGATATTACACAAGTATAGGACTTAGATAATGGCAACAAGTGTCGGTCAATCAATTTATCAAGTAGCTTATGAAATATCGCCAATTATTTTGTCCAATGGAATTGCTACATTTGTTCCAGGTAATTTATTGCCAATCATAGCTATTACTGAAGCAGCCAATTTTGGATTTTCTTTATTAAATGGTCAAAATCCTTTAAACCTAAATAACTTTTTTGGGCATTTTAGACCTTTGCCTGGTGCTACCTTAGTAGACAATGAAATTGCAATGTATCCTTTTGCAAATCAATCTTATGCTGCTAATGCTGTTATTGCCAAGCCATTAAAGATTTCTATGTTGATGAACTGCCCTGCCAATGTGAATGGTGGATATGTATCCAAAATGATTACCTTTACTGCGCTACAAGCTGCGCTTCAATCGCATATTCAACAAGGTGGCACTTTTATTGTAGCTACACCTTCTTATGTTTATTTGAATTGTATCCTTACTAATTTGACTGATGTATCAAGACCTGATAGCCAACAACCTCAAAATGCTTGGCAATTTGATTTTGTACAACCTTTGGTATCTCAAGCCCCTCAAAATACTCTAGGTGCATTGATGAATTCTTTTCAATCTGGTACACCATTAGCGAGTTAATATGTCAAATAATCTATGGTCTGGTGTCAATAGTGTTATTGGAAATAATAATTCCATTACAACCCCTTTATATGGTGGTTCTTTAAATACTCAGGGTGCAGCATCTACTTATTCTATAAGTCAAAATATTGCCCCAGTTGCAACCAATGTCATTCAATTTACCCCTGCAAATAATTCTAATTTTCAATTTCAAGCTACTTTTGATGGTGCTTCTTACAATGTAATTGTGACTTGGAATATTTTTGGGGAAAGATATTATGTCAATATTTATGATTTGAATAATACTTTAATTGTTGCATTGCCTTTAATTGGTTCTCCATTAAATTACAATATTTCATTAACTGCTGGTTACTTTACAACCCAATTAGTTTATAGAGTTGCAAACAATCAATTTGAGATTATCTAATGAGAAGGTATGAAATTAAGATTACCGATCAAGATGGGAATCCAAAGGTAATCAATGGGTCAGATGGAAAACCCATTTTTAATGGTACTTTTACCAGCTATGGCACTAATGGAAGTGTTTTTGGCGCATTTACAGGCACACAAAGCACCATTACAGGGGCTTTAAATGTTGAATGGGATTTGCCAGTTTCCACTTTTAATTCTCCTTTAGGGGGAGCATCTTTAAGAGTTTATGGTGTAGGGCTTCCTTTGTTGGCTCAAGCAGCCAATTTTAATCCTAGTGTTGATGGCACTAAATATTGCAATATTGTTATTTCTGGTGGAATGGCAAAGGGACTTCCTTTAGCTAATCCAGAGCAATATGGGGTTTTGATGACTTCTCGAATTCAACAAGCCTTTGGTAATTGGCAGGGAACTTCGCAAACTTTAGACTTTATTATGGTTTTGCCTACTGGCAGCAAAGAAACTCCATTGAACTTTAGTTTTAGTTGTGACAATAATGCTCCTTTAGCACCTGCAATTGAAAATACTTTAAAAAATGTATTTTCAAATGCCTCTGCTGTTAATATCAACATTAGTTCAAAATTAGTTTCTCCAGAACCCATTAAACAACAAAACTTTACTTTAGAAACATTTTCTAAATTTTTAAATGAAAGAAGTAGAAGTATTATTGGTGGAACTACTTATCCAGGTATTCAAGTGTCTTTTGTTGACAATATTATTAATGTCTATGATTACACCACTCCACCAACTTCTAAGCCTATACAAATTCAATTTACTGATTTAATTGGACAGCCCACTTGGATTGCGCCTTATACATTGACTTTTAAAACTGTCATGCGATATGACCTTAAAGTAGGGGGTCAAATCTTAATGCCACAACAATCGGCAACCAAAGGTCTTATTTTAACTTTACCTCAGACTCAGTCTCAATTTAAAACTACCTCAAATTTCAAGGGTACTTTTAATATTCAAAGTGTTAGACATATTGGAATATTTAGGCAGGGTGATGCAAATAGCTGGGTTACAGTAATACAAGCGTATGTACCACCAAATTCTACTACTTCAACCTTTGGAACTTTCCACGCATAATGTCCTCTATAGATCAAAAAATATCATTTGCCCAATCTATTAATCTTTTTGCAGATAGAAAGATTAATGATGCTTTGCAAGGATATAGTCAATCTTTTCCTTGTTATGTAACATCGGTCAATGGTTCTATTGTTACTGTCAAATTTGATGTCAATGTTCCAGATGGAATTACCCTTCCTGAAGTAACTTGCCCTGTAGCTGGATCAGAATACATTAGATACCCTATTCAGCCAGGCTGTAAGGGATATTGCATCCCTGCTGATGTCAGTCTTAGAAAGGCTTCTGGACTAGGTACTGGAACTCCTGATTTAAGCGATCCAGGCAATTTGACAGCTTTAGTATTTTTCCCTTTTGGTAATACCGCTTTTTTTGCGGTTAATGGCGAATACCTATTTATGTATGGTGAAACTGGGGTTGAAATAACTACCAAAAATCAAGATTGCACCTTAACTTTAACTTCTTCAGGAATTACAATTAATCTTAATGGTGGTAATTTAATTGTCAATAATGGTAATACAACTATGAATGGCAACCTGACAGTTAATGGATTGATTACAGGAACAGATGGCTTTGCTATTAGCGGTGGATCAGGTGGAACTATGAGTGTTAATGGAAATATTGCGACTACTGGAACTATTACTAATAATGGTAAAAATATTGGCAGCACTCATGAACATAGCGGTGTTACAACTGGTTCTGGAAATACTGGAGCACCAATATGATTACACAAAAAAAATGGGAATTTGCTAATTATGGCTAGAACATATGGTCGAGTAAAGAATTCTGCTGGAGATTTAGTTTGGGTAGAAATACAGCAAGATGCTTCTGGCAACTTTGAGTATGGATATGCCACTACTCTTATTCAGGTACTTAAATTAAGCCTGGGAGAATCCCCTTTTTATGCAAACTATGGAATTCCTGCTCAAAGGTCAGTTATTCAACAAGTATTTCCAGATTATTATGTAACCATTACTCAACAACAATTTTCTAACTTTTTTGCCAGTTTGACAATTACTAAGGCACAATTACCTACCCCTACATATAATGTAGATATAGTAACAACTCAAGGTACTAAAATTCAACAACAGGTGGCAGTATGACCATTACAACAGATGTAAATTCTTCAGGTTTACAACCAACCTCACCAACTACTCTGCAATCAGAGTTAATTGCTCTGGTTTCTGCAACAAATCCTGGTTATACAGCCAATCTACCAGGTTCTTTAATTGAAGATATTAGTTCTACCGATGTTGGTGCTTTAGCTTTAATAGACTCAGCCAGAGTCGATCTTTATAATAGTATTACACCTTATACTGCCAATTCTTATTTATTAAATCAATTAGGTCAAATTTATGGTGTACAACAAGGTATTGGGTCTAATACTTCAGTCTATGTAACTTTTTCTGGAAGCCCTGGATTTGTTATTTCTAAAGGATTTGTCGTATCTGATGGTTCTCATCAATATACAGTTCAAGATGGCGGTGTAATCGCTTCTACAGGACAAAGTGCTGAGTTATATTGTCTAGCTATTAATTCAGGCTCTTGGGCTGTTCCTGTTGGCACAGTAACCCAAATTATTACCTCAGTACCATCTGGTTTGACTTTATCTTGTACTAATCAAACCGCAGGTATTCCTGGTGCTTCAGCCCAACCATTAGAAAATTATCAAGCCCAAGTCATTCAAGCTGGTCTTGCTGTAGCTTCTGGTATGCCCACATTCTTAAAAACACAATTACAAAATGTTAATGGTGTTCAAGATAGATTAGTTGCGGTACGACAATCTGGCACAAATTGGGAAATTATTTGTGGTGGTGGTGATCCTTATGAAGTAGGAAATGCCATTTTTACTGGTTTATTTGATATATCTAATATTGTAGGCTCTACCATTACCGCATTAAGCATTACCACAGGTACTAATGCTGTTATCAATACTGGTGCTTATTTTGGTGAATATTCTATAGGTGAAGTCATTACAGTTTCAGGTGCTAGTCCAGCAGCCTTTAATACAACCTATACTGTAACTGCTATTTCTAATAATTTAGTTACGACCAACACTAATACATCTACATTTGGAACTTACACAAGTGGTGGTGTAATCACTCCAAATTATAGAAATATTACTGTATCAATTAATGATTATCCTGATACTTACAATATTACTTTTGTAAACCCACCACAACAAGCTGTCTCTATTAGTCTTATTTGGAATACAACATCTACCAACTATGTTTCTCCAACTGCTGTAGCCCAATTAGGTCAACCAGCAATAGCTGCTTATATAAATAGCATTTATGTTGGTCAACCAATCAATATTTTTGAATTGCAAAATGTCTTTCAACAAGCAATTTCCAGCATTATTCCACCTACATTGTTGTCTAGAATGGTGTTTACAGTAGCTATTAATGGTGTTGATGTGTCTCCAGAATCAGGCACAGGTTTAATTATTGGCGATCCTGAAGGTTATTTTGAAACTAATATTCAATCTATAGCAATCACTCAGGGATAATATGCTTACCCAAATTATTCCTAGTTATTTATATCAGCAATACTATGATGATTCTGATCTTCAGGCTTTTGTATCTGCTTATAATACTTTAGCCCAAGAATACTTAGATTGGTTTAATAATTTAAACCTTCCAATCTATACAAAACAATCTGGGGCTTCTTTGGATTGGGTAGCCCAAGGAATTTATGGTTTAACTAGACCAGTTCTTCCTGAAGGTGGATATACCAATAAAGGTGTTTATAACACCGATTATTTAAACACTTTGCCATTTAACCAAAATGTCAAAATTGCCCCTACCAACTTTTATATTACTACTGATGACATTTTTCAAAGATGTATTACTTGGAATTTTTACAAAGGTGATGGTTATCAATTTAATACTACTTGGCTTAAAAGAAGAATTGCTCGGTTTTTGGCAGGAGTCAATGGTACTGATCCATCATTGGGTGAAACTTATCAAATTAGCGTAACTTTTGCTTCAAATAATGTTGTCAATATTCATATTTATTCAGGAGTAAATATTAAAAAAGGTGGTTCTTTATTGGATACTTTTGAATTTAATGAAGTACCTTTAAATGCAGAATCCACATTTACTTCTTTAATTCCCACTACACTTGCTCCAATTTTGCAATCAGGCATAAATGCAGGTGTTTTACAAGTGCCTTTCCAGTATACTTTCAATGTAACCTATTAAGAGATTTGCTATGACAATCTTACTTTTTGCCAATAATGCTAAATCATCTTTAGCATCTGCTATTTCCAGCACAGCCACTACCGCTACTTTGGCTTCTGGTACAGGTTCACTATTCCCAAGCCCAACCACAGGTCAAGGTTTTAAAATGACCTTTACTGATGCTGCTACAGGTCTTTTGAATGAAATTGTTTTAGTAACTGCTAGATCAGGCGATACTATTACAATAGTTCGTGGTCAAGAAGGAACAACCCCTCAATCTTGGTTAGCAAATGATTTGGCAGGAATGTATTTTACGGCTGGAACTATTAATAATAATATCCAGTTAGATCAATATCAAATTGGTACTTATGATACTGCTATTGCTACTGGTTCTGCCAATGCTTTATCAGCAACCATTCCTTCCAATTTAAACTATATTCCAACAAATTTTACCTTTACTTTGCAAGCTGCTTATGCAAATACTGGTGCTGCAACTTTAAATCTAACTATTGGATCAACTGCCACAGGTATTTATCCAATTGTTAAATCTAATAATCAACCTTTAATTGCAGGTGATATTGCCAATGCTGGCTATCCAATGTGGTTGGCTTGGAGTCCTGTTTATTCTGCTTATGTGTTAATGAATCCAGGCACAGGAGAATCTACCGCATTAAGCCCTGCACAGCTTCAAGAGCAAGTTTATACCTATGGTGTAGCTACAGGTGGTTCAGATACTATTGCAGTAACCATTCCATCTAGTTTGACATCTTTATCAGATGGTTTATTTTTAACTTTTAAAGCTGCCTATGCCAATGGCACTTCAACCCCAAATTTAACCTTAACTTTAGGCTCAACTGTAACTGCTACTACTACTATTGTTAAAGGTAATAATTTGCCTTTATCTGCTGGCGATATTGCAGGTGCAGGTTTTGTTTGTTATGTTGTTTATAGCGCATCTTTAAATAAATGGGTTTTATTAAATCCATACCCAAATTTTAATACTTTGGGAACTATGGCTTTTGAAAATTCTAATTCAGTTAGCATTACTGGTGGTTCAATTTCTGGTCTTTCTCCTGCTTTGCCAGTAGCTTCAGGCGGTACTGGTTTAAGTTCTTTGGTGGCAAATTCAGTTTTGGTGGGAAATGGAACATCGGCAATTAATGGTGTTGCCCCATCAAATGTGGGAAATGTACTTACATCTAATGGCACAAATTGGGTTTCTCAAGCACCCACAGTTATTTCTGGATTAGGTTTTAATGGAACTCAATGGAATAATGTAACTGGATCAAGAAGTTTTAATACAACATATACCAACTCAAAAAGTTACCCAATTGCGGTTTCAGCAACTGCTACTTGCTCTGTAACTTCTACTATTCAAGCCTATGTCAATGGAATGCTAATTGCTTGGTATCAATGGCAGTTTAATGGATGCGGTTCTTATGGCGGTACATTTATTATTGTTCCACCTGGCGCAACCTATCAACTAAATTCTGGTCAAGGTGTTTATAACTGGGTCGAGTTGTACTAAGGACAAATTATGGAAATGAATCACTATAAAGACAAAGATGGCAATCTATATGGATTTGCTGCTGATGGATCGCAAAATCATTTAATTGATAAGCGAAAACATAAACTTATTACCAAACAAGAAGCAGATCAATTAGGTCAAGCATCATTTAAACCAATAATGATTGGTAATGAAGATTATTATCGTCAACGCATTATGAATTATCCAGAAATAGGTGAATTTTTGGATGCTTGGGTTAAAAAAGATGAAGTTGCATTAGAAGAATATAGAAAAAAATGTTTAGCTGTTAAAGCACAATTTCCAAAACCTGAAGGATTTTAATTATGTCATATAACTATGGTAGCCCAATTACAGGCACTCTTACTGGAACAACTGCGGTTGTCAATGTTCCTAATGTTGTTTATCCAGCTTCACTTGTTTTGAATTCGGCTGCTGGTGGTAGAGCCATTCAATTTTCTTTTGATGGTGGAGCAACTTATTATGCAGCAGTTACACCAACTTACACCGAAACTTCACAGATTGTTTATGTCTTGAACTTTCCTGTAACAACTGTTAAATTCACAGGTGCAGCAGCCGACACTTATAGCATTTTGTAAAGGGAGTTTGTATGACCATTCTGCTCTTTGCTAATAATGCACAGTCTACTTTAGCAGCACCTATTTCTGCATCCGCAACCACTTGCACATTAGCAACTGGTACTGGGTCTAAATTTCCTAATCCGACTACTGGTCAAGCATTTAAGATGACCTTTACTGATGCTGCTACTGGTCTTTTGGATGAAATTGTTCTTTGTACAGCTAGGTCTGCTGATATCTGCACTATTGTTAGAGGACAAGAAGGGACTACTGCTCAATCATGGTTGGCAGGAGATTTAGCATCTAATTACTTTACTGCTGGTGCTGCTAGTTCTTTTCAGCAAACTGGTAATGCTTTGCCACCAACAGTAACTACAGTTACCAATGCTTTTTATACTCAAACCACTAGCGATACGACTTTAATTATTAATACTGCATTTGATGTTGTATTAACTCTTTTAAATGCTGCATCATATTATGGTAATACTCTTTGGATTAAAAACCCTAATGGAGTAACCATTACAAGTGCATCTTCTAATGTAGTGCCTTCTGGTACAACAACAGCAGGTACAGCAATTTTAGAAGCAGTTGTTGGTACTTCTTGCCTATTGCAATCCGATGGAACACATTGGAATGTAATTTCTACATCTTTTCAGCCAAGTGGATTTTAAATGGGTATCCTATTATTTGCTAATCAGGCACAGACAACTCTTGCTCTACCTGTAGCAAGTACTGATACGACCATTTATGTCGCTGCTGGTACAGGAGCATATTTTCCTGCTCCCTCAGCAAATCAAGCAGTTACTATTACCCTTGTAAATGCAACTAATAACTTAGTTGTAGAAATTGTTTCTTGTACCAACATTACTGGTGATGCTCTAACTGTAGTGAGAGGTCAAGAAGGTACTGTCCCTAGAGCATGGAATCGAGGTGATTTTGTTACCAATTTGATGACTGCTGGTACTGCAAGTGCCTTTACTCAAATTTATGGCATGAATAGTGCCCTGTATTCTCCGCACTTTGCCAATACCCTTACCGACTCTGGACAAGTTACTGCTGTTCCTGTCAATCCTACAGACTTGGTTAATAAGCAATATGCTGACTCCATTTCTACAGGCGCAGCAAAATATGAGTGTCAATGCGCTACAACTGGCAATATTACTCTTTCTGGGCTACAAATTATTGATGGATATACCACTTTAGCTGGTGATAGAGTTTTAGTTAAAAATGAAGGAAATAGCGCCTACAATGGTATCTATGTAGCCGAAACTACTGCTTGGACTAGAGCAGCAGATATGGAAGCATGGGTACAAGTGCCAGGTGCTACAACATTTGTACAAAATGGTACTTTGTATGCCAATACTGGTTGGGTCGCTATTGTTCCTGAAACTGGAACAATTAATGTAACACCTATTATTTGGAGTCAAATCTCTGGTGCTGGTACTTATACTGCTGGTACTGGATTAACCCTTACTGGTACTCAATTTAGCATTACCAATACTGGAGTAACCGCAGGTACTTATGGAACTGCTGCTTCAGTTCCAATTATTACTTTAAATGCTCAAGGTCAAGCTACTGGTTCGGTTAATACCCCAATAAGCATTTCTCCAAGTCAAATTAATGCCACAATTCCAAATTCAGGATTAACTAATTCTGCTATTACTATTGGTTCTACAAGTGTTTCACTAGGTTCTACCCTTACTACTTTAGTAGGAACATCAATTAGTGGCTCTACCAATACTTTAACTTCAATCCCTAATAGTGCATTAGTCAATAATTCAATCACTATTAATGGTAATGCAGTTGCATTGGGTGGCAGCACTACAGTCACCGCAGTTACTCCTTATGCTTTAACTATCGGTACAGGGCTATCAGGTGGCTCATTTAATGGCTCTAGCGCAGTTACTATTGCTCTGGCTAATACCGCAGTCACCGCAGGTTCTTATGGCTCTGCTGGCTCTGTAGCAACCTTTACTGTCAATGCACAGGGACAACTTACCGCAGCCAATACAACTTCTATTGCAATTAGCAATACTCAGGTGTCTGGTCTAGGAACAATGTCCACTCAAAATGCCAATAATGTGGCTATAACTGGTGGAACAATTCAAGGTGTAGGACTAACTATAGATAGTTTAGATAATACCCCTATAGGCTCTACAACTCCTTCTACAGCCAAATTTACAACTTTATCTGCCAATAGTACTGTCACTTTAGGAAACTATACTGGCTATGTTTATGCCAATGGTTCTAGTGCAATTACCGCATCTACAACCATTCCTACTACTGCTCTTAGTGGTACAGTTACTAATGCTCAACTAGCAAATTCTTCTATCACTATTAATGGTGATTTAGTAA